GAAATGTCAGTAAAACAGGAAATGGAATTCTCATTCTGTCTGGAACATTAACCTACACAGGGCAAACAATTATTACAACGGGATCAATACAGGCTTCAAAAACAACTGGTACTTCAACCGCCACAGCATCGTTTGGAACAATTGCAACTTTAAGCGTTTCGTTTAATGTTCCTCCTGCTGCTGGAACTCAGACTTTCCGCTTCTTCCAAGGTTCTACGAGCAGAACGTATACAGCAGTCACATTAGTAAATGCACCAGGACGAACAGCAACATACAACTCCACAAATTCGACCCTAACAGTAACATGATAATTCAACCGAACGAGCAGGGATGGGCATTCGACGAGTCAACCGCATGGAAACTCGTTTACGATGGGAGCACGATCATCTTTTTTGATGAGACAGAAAAGGCGATCTCGACGCAAAGCGTGCTGTTCGTAGGCACAAAAGACGAATGCGATGCAGAGATCGCTAGGCTTGGGCTTGTTGACGTTTCCGCCCAAGGGAATGATAACGGACTCGACTTACACGCTGACGCTGGAGAAGGCGCTTACTGACACTTTCGTTCTTGCGCTCCAGCAAGAGATGCAGAGCGCACTTGTGGTGACGGCTGCCGAGAACTTCGGAACGATGACGCTGCCCGCGTGCTTCGTGAAATGCACTCGCCAGCGCGAGAGCATTATCGACTCCGCGATTTTCCAGTTCTCGGTTGATATCGCTTTGATCGTGCAGGCCGACGACATGGATCAAATGGCAATGGAAAACCTGTGGTCGCAGGTTCTGTGCGTCTCGCACGATATCACCGGCCTCAAGGCCAAGCTCAACGCAGTTCGTCCGCAATACGCTTTCGTTTTCGGCATCCTTCGCGACGGCCCAGTTTCGCTTTCGTCAAACGAGCGGCACTTTGAACGCTCGGTCACGATCACGGTTCACGCCGCGCTTTTCGCAAGTTGACAATTTATCCAAATTACTATGCCAGCAACCGTCATCACATCATCCGTAGCGTCCGGCGTTGAGTTCGGACTTCTTCAAGAAACTGGGCTTTTGCTCAATTCATTTTCACGCTCGGTTCAGAGCGACAAAGCAACCGTAATGGACGCGCTCGGCGACACCGTTGCCGTGGCTTACTTTAACAAAAGCGCAACGATCAGTCTTGACGGCGTCATCAACGGCGGCGTGGCTTACGAACTCGCTAACATCCTTACGCTCGCCAACGATACAACGTCCTACGGCGTTTCCGGCGGTGCTGTCATCGTCGATTCCGTTTCCGAAAAGACAGGTGCTGGAACATTCAAAACGATCACCGTCTCCGCAACGCAGTATCCAGAGATCGTCTAACACCCTGGCTGATGCCGCTGACTCCCCGGCTAAAGGGAGTCGCCTTTTTATATATGGACTGCAATATTAAATTTTTTCACACAATTAACCTAAAATGTGCAGTCGCCCTAGCGACGCTAGGTTTTAAGATGAATAAACCACCGGTCACTCGACTGGTTCGCACCGACGGCAAAGAATCAACCGAGTTCTGGTTTGAGGGAGTGAACGACAAGGGCCAAGACGCTTCGCAAGTCTACCGCCAGATGACCAAGGAAGGCGACGAACTCGAAGCAAAAGACCCAGAAAACCCACTCTGTTACATCCGCGCCGCATTGGCGAACCGCGATGTCTTGGTGGACATCATCCGCAACACTCCGCGCTTGATCGAGATCGAACACAACGGCAAACGCATTGCTATTTCGGAAAATGCTTCGGACAAAACCAAGCAGGAAATGACCAGATTTTTGAAATAATTATATGAAAAAAAACAAAGATAACGACCTAGAAAAAGACGACGAAATCCTTCGCATCCAAGCAATGGAAGACGGCCCGAAGATCGTGAACGGACGCATCCTGCGACCGATCACCGCTCTCACGATTAGCTGGATGCAACGCAACGAGGTCTTCAGCGGCAACATGGACTTGGTCTGGAAATCAGCCGCATTCGCCTACCTTCACAGCGAGCCGTACAGCGCGATTCGCTCTGTCGTCAATGACCGAAGCGCATTCATCAACGCCGTAGATTCGTGGATCGAAAACAACATGATCCACCACCTTGAAATCTCGGCAATGACGGACGCGATGAACGCTGCATTTGAGCTTTACAACGCATCGGCAACCGAATCTAAGGCAGGATCAGGATCGGGAAACTAAACGGCCCCAACTGGCTTGCGGCTTACGTCTTCAGACTCGTTAAGCTGACCGGCTGGGGCTTCTCTCACATCCTTGAAGAGCTTCCATTCGCCGTGGGCTTGCAGTTGCTCCAGGCTGACGGCTACGCAAACGGAATCCACCGCCCTTGGTCGCGTAACAATGCCAGCGTTGATGTTGACGCTTTCGCCACCATAGAGGCGACACTCGCAAAATATGGCAAAGTTTAAATTCGAGAGCTTGAAGTTTGAGCAGATCATGAAGGACTACGCGACCATCCGCGAGGTCACGATTCCTGACGCCGTCATGCTCAACGCTCGTTTGCTTTGCGTGGAGTTGGCGAGAAGGACGCAGCCGTTTGGGAATGACGAAACTGCCGGAACAACTCGCGTCAAAAACGACATCGGAAAAATTATCAAACCGCCAGTTCAGTTATTGGCGATGGCAAACAAGGTTGAAAATAAGAAGATCGGCAAACGATTGAAGTCGCTGATAATGAATCAGCGATATGATGTCGTTGAGACTATCTTCCGAAACCTTGGCTTTTTAAATAAGTGGACGGGTCTTGAGTTTCTGGACAGCAAGAGCGCGATAAAGACGCACCACCAAGACGCTCGCGTTAATCCAACCGGAAGAACAAAAACAAAGGGTAGTAAGTTATTTATTTCAAGCGGAAGCGAACTTAATACATACATCACAGAAATACAAAAGCGCGTCGGTATTTCAAAAGGAGGATGGGCTGATTGTGCAAGCCAACTCAAGAAGGTGAATAAGGGGGGGCTTCTCACAGGGTTTCCGCCATGGGTTAAAAAGGCCACAAGAAGCGGGTCTGGGAATGTATATGATCTAACAGGAAATAAGAAAAACCCTATGGTTTTAATTACAAACAACGTGCCTTGGGTATCTCAGATTCTTCCAGTGAGTGAACAACTCAACGCGCTTTCAGTCGTCGCAACAAAGATGCGAAACCAGATGAACATGATCCTAAAAAAGAGACAAAAAACCCTTTTAGAAACTTAATAAAATGGCCGACGTTACAGTAGAATTTGGAGCAACCGACACAGGACTTGAAAAAACACTCAAGGCCGTTCAAGACGAGCTGACGCAGCTGAAAGGCAAGGTCTCCAGCGGCGAGCTTTCGATGACCGAACTCGAAAGCACGATGAAGCGCATCGGTCAGGTGACTTCGATGGAGAAAAACATTAAGGCCATCGGTGATCAGTCTGACGGAACGTCAAAGGACGTTAATGAAATGGGCAAAGCTATGGAAGAGACAGGGAAAAAAGGGGAAATTGGATTTGGTAAAATAGTAAGCGCGGCGGCATTAGCAGGCGGAGCAGTTAAACTAGGTATGATGGCCGTTGACGCTGCTTTTGCGGCTGTTAGCGGAGCGTTTGAAGCGTTTGGCGAGTCGATCAATAAGGCCGCCGACTTCCAGCAACTCGAAACGAGCTTTAATGTGCTGATTGGAAATACGACGCTTGCAAGAACATTTTTAGAAGACCTAAGCAAATTCGCGGCATCAACTCCGTTCACGATACCAGGTCTCGCGGACGCATCCAAAACATTGCTTGCATTTGGCGTCATGTCCTCAGAAGTCATTCCAATCGTATCCATGCTCGGTGACGTAGCTCAAGGCAATGAGGAGAAACTAAAATCCCTCGCCTTGGCATTTGGAAAAGTGGAATCACAGGGCAAACTTACAGGCGAAGAACTCAATCAGATGATCGACTCTGGGTTCAACCCGTTAGAGCATATTTCCGAAAAAACAGGCAAGAGCATGGGAGAACTCCGAAAGGAGATGGAAAAGGGGTCAATCACTTCTGCGATGATCCGCGAAGCGTTTGTAGCCGCTACATCGGAGGGCGGAAAGTTTTTCGAGATGACTAAAAAGCAGGGACTGACATTCAACGGTGTCATGTCCACCATGCAGGATGCCGTAGATGACCTCTACCGACGCTTTGGTAAGCCAGTTATTGAGGCCCTGACTCCGATCATTCAGAAATGGTCTGAGCGAATAGCCGAGATCGCTCCGCTCTTTGATCTGATAGGACAGGCCGTTGGAAACACGATCACTTATTTTTCCGATTTAATTGATAAAGTATTTAACGTGGAGAAAGCCGTCGGCAATATCGGCAGCAGCATATCGGCCATCTCCGGTGGAGAATATGCCGCTGGGATCGAAAACCTTTTTCTCTCCATGAAAGTGTGGGCCATGGAAACAGGGAATGAGATTTACAAGTATTTAGGAGCAGCATTTACAACGGCAGCAGATTTTTTAGTAACTACACTCGGACCATCTAGCGCAGGGTTCGCCCTACTCGAAACGGGATTTAGCATTCTTGCCGGCAAAGTAAAAGTAGAGCTTTTAGCTGGTATCGCTGCCGCGATGGAAGGAATGGGGCCGTTGTTTGCAAATGGAGCCAAAACTGCAAAATATCAAATGGAGACAGCAGCCAAGTCTGTTGAGGTGTTGACCTTTGGACTTGGAGCACAAGTTGAGCTTGTGCAAGAGCAGATGACCGAAGCAGGCGCAGCATTGCCAAAATCATTTTCTGAAAATTACAAAGAAATTCCCCCTCTTTTTAACGACATTAAATCAACTCAAGATCAGATCGACGCGAATAATGCAAAGATCGCGGCATCTACAAAAACAATTGTATTGACTGACGAGGAGGCCGTCGCAGAAGCCAAGGCCTATTTTGACCAGTGGAAAAAATCTGAAGATCTAAAAAAGAAAGCATCAGAAAAGGCGGCTGAAGATTTAAAAATCGAACAAGATAAAATTGCAGCAAAAAAAGACGAACTAAAATTCCAACTTGCGATAGCCGAGGCGCAAGCCGCTGGCGATACGGAGCGTGTAACCGCGTTGCAGACCAGCAAAAAGTATGCGGAGGATGTTCAAAAAGCCTTGGCGGCAGGATTCGATAAGGAAGAGGCCGCTACATTCGCGACCAACATGGCTATCGCCGCAGCAAACTCGGCAAACATAAAGCAATACGACAAAGACGGGAATCAGCTGTTTTACAAGGCCGCAGAAATGTCCGCAAAACTAAACGAAAATCTAAAATCTGCAACAGGCTTTGCCGACACGCTTGCAAACATGAAAGAGATTGAAGCTTTAAATAAAGCGGCGAACTCGTCAAAGGCGATGAAGAATGAACTCAAAGCAATGGACGAATTGCTAGGAACAACTTTTGCACAAAAATCTGAATACGATCTTGTAAAATTGCTAAACATTAAAGATATTGGGCCGACTCAACAAGACCAGATCAGGGCCATAGTTACATATTTTAAAGGAGTAAGAGACCAACTTTCCGCAAATCCAATCGACTCAGCAAAAGGCCAGGAAGAAATCAAAAAGATAATCAAATTCTTGGGCGGAAACCCACTAACAGCCGATCTCGTTGTTAAGTACCAAAAAGCGCAGGCGGACACCAAATCGGCATTCGGCTCAATACCCACCACGCTTGACGCGGACAAGAGCGTGAAAGGTCTTCGCGACTCAGTAAAGGACGGCATCGAGCTTGACGTGGCCGCGAAGTCGGGCGCAACCGGATTGCTCGACGCAATTAAGACTGCTGTCGAAGCGATTAAAACCGCAGTTGAAAAAATCGAACCGAAATTGCCTATGGCAGTTGTTGGAGCATAAAAAAATGATCACATACCACGGAGCAACAGGATTAATTTTAACAAAAAAAAGCATAACCAGTCTGCAAAGCGGAGCGTTCCGCTGTAATGCTCAATATGTTTGTCGAAATACCGAAAATTTACAATTTATTGGCGATCTTGTTCGCGGCAGTAGAATGCCGGAGGTGGATGTTTTCACAATCGGAGACGAGATTGTTGTAGATATTGGCAACAATGGATTCACGACTTTCAGCGTAGTCGGATATGCGGTTAATGTCTTGATCAACGAATTTAATCCTACCGATATAAATGATCAGCTGCAAACACCTTGATCAACGAATTTAATCTTTCTTAACACATGACTACCCAATATTACGGCGCAGAAATACAGGATGTGCAGGTTGAAGTTGCAGTGCAATTAGCTCAAACGACCGGAGGCCAAACTGTAACAATGTTTGTTTTTAATCAAAAAGTATTAGCTGACACCTATACAGTAAAGAGCACTCAGCCAACTAACAAGCCTGTCGCACTCTCTACAACTAATCTCGTCCTTAATTATACGCCGATCATATTACAGCGAGGCAGAGGCGGCCCCGTGGTAGGCGATCCGATTGCGGCAATTAAAAGTTTTTACCCCGGCTATACGTTCCCATCTGATTTAAAATATGATTCTAAAAACTTAACAAAAGTGCAGTCAATCGGAGGCATCTCGACATCCGCCGCAGCAGATTTGATTGAAGTTGCGGTAACGTATTCGCTTATTGTTTCAACGCCAATGATAATCATAACTGGCACACAGAATTAAAAATGTCATTGCCCTACACCATCTCGTCGTCGCCAAAGACAACGCCGATCTCGGCAAAGGGTCTAAACGACAATTTCGATTATCTTGACAAAGCAAGTTCGGGAGGAATGGAAGTTCCACCCTCGCCGCCCGATCCGTCCCGTGTTTATGTGTTAGCTTCGCGAGGCGGATTTTTATTTTGGATGCAAACGGAGGAGTGCGAGTGATCGGGCGAACAGCCAACGCGATCAAGATCAAAACCGACGGCACTCTCGGCCTTCGCGCTGTGAATTGCGCGTGTTGTGAGCCGCCGTTGCCGTGCGGGCCAGGATATTACTACGATATGTTCGGGGCATTGATATATGCCGATAAAAACAATTCCTATGAAATTAGCAAAGGCCAATATGATCTTGTTCAAGCAGGCGGAACATTTAATGGTTCCGCTTCTATATCTATTAATTTTTCGCCGATTCTAAATTGCTCATTCTCCGCAATCTCAGACCCTATTATTGCTTCGCCCGGCGATGCTTGCTTACCCAATGGAGCAACAACTATTTTTGATGGCTCTGATTTTTCAGAATTGCCTACTTGCGTAAGCGATCCGCTTTATTATGGGCCTCCACCACTACCACTCGAAGAGGTTAAAAGTTCAATGGAATTTGTTATTCAATTCTTCCCGCAAGAAGACGCGGGGGTGGTCAAATATTATACGCACATTTCTGGATACATACAATGTCCAGTAGGGGATGGAACAGCATTTTGCTTTTCGCAATATAGATATGTTGGAAAGGTATATAGTAATGGAACAACTAATTCCTTTTCATTCCTTGGTGCAGATATCTTCTACGATGATGATAGTGCATATACATCTAATACATGGAGCATTAGCTTTACCTAAATTATTGTGGAAAACTTACCTAATAAACCACCGCAGAGTTTCATTATTTACCTAGAAAGAGGAGAATGGAACATTGCCCAAAATTTCAAAGTTTTTTCATCAATCATCGCTCAACGAATTTCTGGGAAGAATGTAACAACTCGCCAGCAATTCGCATTGCCCAATCAAACAAAGCCAAACACAAAGGTCGCCCTATTGGTCGCAAACCCTATAACTAAATTCTATGCCGCTTGTCGTGAAGATAAAATTGATCCAGATGCAGCATTAGAAATTATAAAATCGGGCAATAAACTTTCTCCTTTCCATTCGTTTCCTTCGTTTCACTTTTTCCCGCAATCTCGCTATCTACTTAACCACAAGGAACCAGTTTATGGGTGGCGCGCACCAGATCATATTGAAGATTTTTGGGAGGAAATGAATCTTGGGGAGCCTCCTGTTATTTATGATCGGCAAGAATCGCTAGATCAGGAGTCAGAAATTCGTAAAATCTACCAACAGGACTTTGATCTTTGGGAACAAATTACATCACCTAAAAAACTTATCGTTCCTTCCCCGACATTAAAGAAGGATTTAAATCATTTTTGTAGTGACTCGCTCCAAATGAGAGCAACATTTGATAGCAAAATGATTGCTAGAGCTGGGCAAGCCGCGCACCGCTTCGCTCGCGCAGGCTTTGCGACCACGCCACCCGAAGCACTCGCCAGCCGCGAAGCAACGTGCCGCGCGTGTCCCGAATGGGACGCCGCCGCCTTGAACAGCACGGGCCGCTGTCGCAAGTGCGGATGCTCGACGTGGGCAAAACTACGCATGGCAACCGAAAGGTGTCCGCTCGGCAAATGGGAAGCTGTTGACAAAGCCACCAACTAAATGGCACGCGATCTTTTTATTGACACCACGAACCGCAGGCTGGCGACGAGCTTGACGAGCCTTGCACCCGCTACAACGCCGCGCTTCGTCAAGGGCGACAACGGCGCGATCAACCTGTATTTTCTGGAGGCAACGGGCAATATCACAAGTCCGTTTAATGTGATCGACTACACCGGCACTAGCGTAAAATTTGGCGTAGGAAGCCGCACAGGCGTCCCAGCATCTGGCACGTTTACATTGTCCTTCGGCGGCCAGACAAGCGGAGCGATAGGATTCAGCGCAACAGCAGGCGCGATCTCGTCCGCTCTCAACTCGCTCTCAACAATAACCGCCGCAGGATCGGTCAGCGTGGACGGCACGATGGCAACAAACTTCGTCGTCTCGTTCAACAGCGCAGGCACGCAGGGCGCGATCACAGGAAACTTCGCTCGACTCATTCCGACCACAACCGCGCTTATTGACGAACGACTTGTAGGAGATGCCACCAACGCCGAAATTCAAGAGCTTCAGCTCCGTCTCGCTCCCGCAGTCTACGAGCCGACATGGACGGATCTCGGAACGGCCATGACGGTCAGCGTGGCCACCACGCTCACCGGATCGACGCTGAACAACGAAATTCAGCGGGTGTCATTCTCTCGCGCTCCGTATCTCGGCAGCTATCGCTTTACGGTTCCGACCTACAACGTCGACATCGCAAGCACCGTAACCGACGGCGTATTCATTTCAGCTACCAATCACGGACTGACACTCTCTCAGCCTGTGGTGCTGACAGGCTTCACCGCGTTGACCGGATACACGGCAGGGCTTCAATATTTCGTTCGCTCGATCCCACAAACGACCGAATTTTTGCTAGGCGTAACGGCAGGAGCCGTCGCGATCACAACCGGCACAGGCACGGTAACGACAGGCAGCATTGCCACAACAGTCCTGCGCCAGACCGATCCGCTCGACGCAAACACGACCGCCGCGCAGTTGCAAACAGCACTCCAAGCACTCGACAGCATCGGTGCAGGCAACGCGACGGTCGTCGGAGTCCAGAATAGTTACTACGATATTAATTTCGGCGGCGACAAGGGATTCACCGACTTGCCAACATTGCAAGTCCAGAGCGGCTTGAGCGCAGCAGCAGGCAAAACAGCCGCTGTTGATTTTAACACTTTCGGCGTGCGCGATCTGCTCCTTAACGCCACCTCGGTCACGACCGAGATTGAGGTTGAACTCACGACCGCAGGCGAACGAAGCACGATCATCCTCCAATCCTGCACGCTCACCGAAGAACTCATCAGCCAAGGCGGATTGAGCTAATGAACGGCCACGCTTTTCATACGTTTGTCGGAACGTCCGCGCCCGCAACGGCTGTGTTGATCTCGTTCAGCGAGGCCGAGGCGTGGCTTCGCCTAACGTCTCTAATTCTTGGAATTTGCATCGGTGCGGTTTCGTTGTATAAAATGTTGAAAGCTAAAAAACCATGAAAGCACTATTCTCAAAATTGAAAGAACCGTCCACTATTCGCGGTATCGCCATCATCGGCGCAGTTGCTGGCTTGAGCCTAGAACCAGCGAAATGGGACGCCATCGGTTCGGCACTTGCGGCGATCATCGGACTCATCGAAATCTTCCGCAAAGAAAAATGAGCGCGAAAACCATCGCGCTTTGGATGATCGTTCTTTCATTTGCGTTCTTGGGCATGGCGTTTTTGACGTCATGCGCTGGGTTTAAAAATCCGTCGGTATGTTTGAAAACCGACTACGGAACATTCTGCTACGAATTGCCGGATATCCAAAGCCTCAAAAAATGACGTTTGACGACCGCAGCGAGATTCAGCTTGCCACGCTCCACCCAGCGACGCAAAAGGCCGCACGCGCCTTCCTAGGCGTTGCAAAGACTATCTGTGCAAAGGTGGGATGTGACGTTAAAATCATCAGCGGCACGAGATCGTATATGGAACAGGATGCGCTCTATGCGCGGGGGCGGACGACACCAGGAAAAAAGGTCACGAAGGCCGCCGCCGGACATTCAAACCACAACTTCGGCATCGCTTTCGATATCGGAATTTTTCGCGGCAAAGAATATTGCGGAGAGCATCCGCTCTACCACGAACTCGGCACGCTCGGCAAATCGCTCGGCATGGAATGGGGCGGAGATTGGAAGTTCGTTGACGAACCGCACTATCAGCTGCGTCCGCATTGGGCGAAGGGCATGACTGAGCGCGATATGCTCGCCAATTTACGCAACCGAGTATCTAAAAAAATCGACGTTCTTGCTTGAAAAAACGAAAACAACCGACGGTTGAATCGGAGCGAACGGAAGCACTCGCGGAAGCGAAGCGGCTTTTGTCGGAGCATTACGACTGTGGCCTCGCCATCGTGTCTTGGGAGCAAGGAGGGGAGACCATGCACGGAGAATTCGTATTCGGCAACAAATACGCCGTCGAAGGACTCGCAGGCGACTCGTTCAGTATTTTATTTCCAGACGCAGAAGAAGAAGAGGAGGACGAAGAAGCATGAAAATGACATTGGAGTTTGACGAGACCGAGCGATACGAGCACGAGGTGGCCTGCAAGGCACTTGATATTTTGATCCTAGTGGATGACATAGATCAAGAGCTTCGGAGCGCCTTAAAGCACGAATGCGGAGAGTTTGCAAAACTCGACGAAGACACGATAGAGGCCGTTCGCACATGGATATGGGAACAACGTAGCCAGCGCAATATCCCAGAACTTAAATGAAGGGATGGAAAAAATGGATGGCTGTCGGATGTTCTCATGGCGATCAAATCGACCCAGAGGCACGCAAGGCCGTCTTGACGTTCCGAGACCGCTGGAAACCCGACACGACAATTCACCTAGGCGACTTCCTCGATCTCGCCGCCTTTCGCTCTGGCGCTATTTCAGACCCGAACTCAAGCGACCGAGCCGCGAGCATCAGCGACGATCTCAGCGCCGGTATCGACTTCCTGCACGAACTCAGACCGCAACACATTCTCTACGGCAACCATGAGGCTAGGCTCTACAAGCTCGCGTCATCACCGAACGCGCTCGCGGCTCACGCCGCTACGCTTACCATCCAAGCCATCGAGAAGACCGCGAAGGAACTAAAAGCCAAATTGTATCCGTATCACATTCGTAGCTTCTACGAGCTAGGCGGAACCAAGTTTTTGCACGGCTATATGTATAACGTGCAAAGTATAAGGGATCATGCGGAGACATACGGCCAATGCGTTCTGGCTCACCTACACCGAGTCGGATGGGAGCGCGCACGCACACTCGAAGGGGCAAGCGGATATTGCACCGGAATGCTGGCTCGTTTCGATATGGAATACGCAAGCACCCGCCGCGCAACATTCGCCTGGTCGCAGGGCTTCGCCTATGGCTTTTACAAAGACAACTCTATAAATATAAATTTATGCGAACGAAAAATAAATCAGCCGTGGCTCTTGCCGCTGTAAACAAAGCGTGGGAGGATTTTTACAAAGTCTCAAAACACGAGAGCGAGGCCGATCTTGAAAAACAGGGGTGGAAGACCGCCCGCGCTATTGCAGGCGAGACTAAATCAACCGTCGCCGCAACAAATTCACGCTTGGAAATTGCGATTAGCAGAACTCAGATTCAATCAAAAAAGGCTAGAGTAATGACGAAACAAGGACTTCGCGAGGTAAATTTCTTTCGACCGATTGTAAAATAAAAAAGCCCGCAGAGGCGCATGGGCATTGGTTGCGCTCATTTGTAAAGACTTTTCCCAAGATTTATTTTCGCACTTCGCGAATTATTTTCTTTTCATCTTTGCGGAGATAGATGAGGGTTTGCACATCGAACGGGACGAACCCGAACGACAGAAACAAAAACAGAAAACCAAAAATGAAAACAACGAAAACAATCAAAGCCGGACAGACTCTCACAACCCGCAGCATTTGCGATTACAACTGCATTTACACATTAGAAGTGTTAAGCCGCAAGGGAGCATTTGCAGTCATCAAATGGATGAACGATGAAAAGCGCAAAAAAGTATTGATTGATTCAGATGGATGCGAGTTCATCATGCCTGAGCGTTACAGCATGGCTCCAGTCTTCAAAGCAATCTAATAGAAATTAAATATATGGAACCACTAACATTTCTCGCCCTATTCGGAACCTGCACTTGCTGTGCATTTATTGCCGGATACTTAATAGGAAACATCAAAGCCACCTGCGAGTCTGAGCAGACCCGCCGCTGGTGGATGAACCGCCAAACCCGCAGGGAGCGCCGCTAGTGACCGCTGAAGAATTACATGATGCCGAATGCACCTTCACCCGCGCACTTCTGTGCGGGATGATCCAGCAAGCCGTTGCCGACCTGCAAAGCGAGAAGGTATTTTTGAGCAGACAGCTAAACGAGCATCAGGAACTTGACCGCGAATCGGCAATTCATTTCATCAAGTCAAAAGCATTCCAAGGAATATGCGACGTTCTCGCATTGCCAGCAGATAAAATCAAAACAAGGGCACTAAAAAATGATACTCTCACTCGATCCAGGAACGACGCACAGCGCATTCGTACAATTCGACCACGGAAAGATAGTTGACCACGGTCACTTGCCGAATGCCGAGATCCGCCAGATTCTCATCGGTCGCGAATACGACCGAGTTGCTTGCGAGATGATCGCCAGCTACGGCATGGCCGTGGGCGCAAGCACATTCGAGACCTGCGTCTGGATCGGACGATTCATCGAGGTTTCTAGGGTGGACGTAGAATTGATCTTTCGGAAAGATATCAAACTTTTCCTATGCGGAACGATGCGAGCCAAGGATGCCAATATCAGGCAAGCCTTGATCGACAAGATCGGGCCGCAGGGAACAAAGGCCAAGCCGGGGCCAACCTACGGCATAAAATCCCACTCGTGGGCGGCACTCGCTGTGGCCGTATACGCAGCGAATAACAACAAAAAATAAGAAAACATAAATATGAAACCAACAACTGAAAACGTAACAATCAAAGCACCGAACATCGTAAAAGCACGATTTAAAATCCAAGGCACAGCACCATATGTGCAACTGAGATTTTCGGAAAAGGCGATCAACACCATGATCGAAAAGCACAAGCTCGGAAGCCAAGCGAACAAAAAGAAAGCCAAGGAAGCACGCGACTTCGACGCAGATTTTCTAGCGGCAAAGCACGTCAGCGACGAAGGATGGGACGGAATACCAGCAGGAGCATTTCGCAACGGTCTCATTTCGGCCTGCCGATTGGTAGGCTTCAAAATGACGCTGGCCAAGCTCTCGATCTTTGTTGAGGGAGATGGATTCGACAAAGTAGACGCCGTACCGTTGATCAAAATTAACGGATCAGCCGAGCCGCACATTATGCACGCTCGAAACGCAACCGGCGTTTGCGACATCCGAGTTCGTGCCAAGTTCTGGCCTTGGTCGGCTGACATTAACATCAGCTACGATTCCGACCAATTCACGTCTACGGACGTTGCTAACCTACTCCAACGAGTCGGTCAGCAGGTCGGCATCGGCGAAGGTCGCCCAGACTCCAAGATGTCGGCAGGCATGGGCTGGGGCACGTTCACACTAGCCAACGAATAATATGCATTTCGCCACGGCGACAACACAACCCGCAGCGGATTCCGTGGAATCCGACTGCAACCCTACGCAGGCGTGGCTAGGCTGGGTACGGCTTGGCACGGCGAGGTCTGGCACGGCAGGCGTGGCTAGGCCCGGCATGGCGCGGCACGGCTCGGCTCGGCACGGCAGGCGAGGCATGGCATGGCGTGGCTCGGCGAGGCTTGGCAAGGCACGGCAGGCCAGGCAAGGCTTGGTTCGGCAAGGTCTGGCGGGGCACGGCAGGCCAGGCAAGGCTTGGCGCGGCAGGCGAGGCCCGGCAGGGCTTGGCGGGGCGCGGCGGGGCCTGGCGAGGCGAGGCTAGGCGTGGCAAGGCAGGCAAAGCACAAACCGCAGCGATAGAGCGGGGTATAAGTGGATCGCAAACAACAAACAAAAATAGAAAATGAAACTGATAAAACAAGAAAACGAGATCGAATCCAAAAACGATGAGATCAAAAAACAGTTGGAGGCAATCGCGAATCGTCCGGCAGGACTCAACCCGCGAACGCTACTAACGGAAGCAGCAAACCCACTCAGCAGCCTTCACAAATACTTTGAGTGGGACGACACCGAAGCCGCTATCAAATGGAGGGAGGCGCAAGCCTACGATCTCATTCGTAGGATCAAAGTGGAGATCACAACATCGGATCAAAAGACGCTAACGGTTCGCGCCTTCTGGCCTATCAAACACGTCGAGGAAGACGGCACAATCGACGGAGCAAAGCGAGGGAGCTTTATGCTCGTCTCAAATATTATGGATGACAAGGAAGCGACTAGACAGGTCATCGAAAACGCAAAAAGCGAACTGACAGCATTTCAAGTGCGATATTCAAAACTCGCAGAAATCTTTGAGTTCGCTGGGTTGTTCAACGAAATTCAGAAAATCAAAGCAATATGAAAATAACAAAAGGAAAACAACAACGCGCCCAGCGCGTAGTCATCTACGGTGTCGAATCCGTAGGCAAATCAACATTCGCGGCCAAGTTTCCGAACCCGCTATTCTTGGACATCGAGCAAGGAACGTCACATCTTGACGTTGACCGCTGCGAGATCAACAGCTGGAAACAACTCACGGACGCATTGGCTGAGGCCAAAGCGACTGATTACAAAACCATCGTCGTAGACAGCGCGGATTGGGCAGAACGCCTGTGCGTTGAAGACCTACTCGCCAGCACCAAGAAGACTAGCGTCGAAGACTTTGGATTCGGCAAGGGCTGGGTTATGGTAGCGGAGCGCATGAGTCGGATGCTGTCCAGCATCGACCAGTTAATTGACGCCGGCAAGAACGTCGTGATGATCGCGCACTCCAAGATCGTGCGCTTTGAGGCGCCAGATGCACTCGCGGCATATGACCGCTATGAACTGAAGTTGAGCAAGCAAAGCTCACCACTACTCAAAGAGTTCGCGGATGAGCTTTGGTTCCTGCGTTTTAAGACCAAGGTCTCAACAACGGACTCCGGCAAGGGGAAGGGCATCGGCGGCAAGGAGCGCATCTTGTTAACCACGCACTCGGCAGCCTACGACGCGAAGACGCGATCTGGCCTTGCAGAAGAGTTGCCGCTGGAATGGGCATCGGTTGCTCATTTGTTCGAGACAAAGGCGCAAGCCGTAGTCGCACCAACTGCAACACCACCAGAAAGCTGGGCAGGACGACTCGCAGAGCATGAAGGAGCGGTCAACCAGTTCCTAATCGGGCGCGGCGTATTAACAAGCGAACAGACGTGGCGCGACTGCGCTCCTGAGTATCTGCACCGTGTTGCACTTCGCGTCGATCAGTTTGTGAACACGGCGATCGAGTGGAGAAAGGCGAATCAATGAAATCACCAAGATACACAATACTTGAGTTCATGCTGTTAGCTCAAATGTTTCCAAAGAAAAAAGCTATCTTAATTGATAGGGAATTGTATTTGGAGCACAAAATTCAATATGCAGATGAATGGCTTATTCACAAGTCATTTAATTTAGAGACACATAACAGGATATTAAAAGCTATAAAATTAGCTAAACAACTTAAAATCAAATTTAAGTTAGGAACTCAACACATTACTCTAGATTCAGTAAAACAAGCAAACCCAAAACGAATCAAAGTTCAAATTGCATATCATCGCGAGCGAATCCGGTATTGGAATAAATTGGCAAAACTTAGAAAATCAAAAGTATGAGCAAAGAAATCTCACCATCCTCCCTGCCAAAACTCGCCGAGTGCGCTCTTTTCGAGGGCGCAAACGGAACAAGCTCGGCAGCGGAGCGCGGAACGGCAGTTGACGTTGCGATCCGCAACTTAATATCGGCAGAATATGACGTAGCAATAGTTAGCGAAGACGCAGGAGCTATTGCTTACGGCGTTGATGAACTAACGCGCCTTGCGAAAGGATCGTTCATCGAGACTCGCGAAGAGTATCTTGCGATGGCAGTACCTGGACTAAGCAAGCTCGGAACGGCAGACGCAGTCTGCAAGGCCGAGAAGTGGGTCGCAGATATCAAGACAGGCCAGTTACGCAATTACAGAGATCAGCTTCAGGCATACTCATTAGCGTGCATGGAAGATAACTTTGAAATGTCTTGGACTGCTCATGTTATCTACGTCGATCAAAAGTTAATTCGCAGCTACGACTTCACCTACGAGGAAGCCAAGCAAGGAACGCAGCGCACAATCGACCGCGCAACAAGCGCGGAGGCGAAGCCGACACCTTGCGAGTATTGCAGTTGGTGCAAACACTACAACAACTGCTACGCCATCGTGCGACAGGCTGAGAGTGCTATCTCGCTTATTCCAGACATCAACGGCAACAGCATCGAGGCGATCCGCCAGCGAATACTCGCAACAGCGGAGAGCATGGGAGCATTCGCGAAGGAGTGGAAGTTAGCTGAAAAGGAGATCGCGGAGCCGGTGATGGGTCATCTCAAGACGAGACTCGAAAACGGGGACGAAGTCCCCGGATGGAAACTCACCAGCATGAGCGGACGCAAGTTCGTGGAGTGCGAAGCTATCGCTAAAGCCTCCGAAGGTATCACCAAAGAGACACTAATCCTAGCGATGGGCGGTAAGCTCTCAGAAAAGAGTTATCTGGAACTCTGCGCCAATAACGGCGTAGAGCCAGACACAACAGCAGTAAAAACCGGAGCGCATTCGCTCCAATTAAGACAGACCAAGGTAAAATAATTTCCTCGGACGGCTGGAGTATCCGGCTAGCAGGGGTAAAAGGGGGCAGCGCATCCTAAAAAACGCTGACCAACAAACAACAAATAGAAAAACAAAATGCCAACATACAAAGCATCAGAACCAAAACAGGCCGCGATTTATTTCGTGGAACCAGGAACATACGAAGTCGAAATCATTAAGGCCGTCGAGAAGACTTCGCAGGCAGGAAACCCAACGATCAAGCTCGACGTTGCCGTCCTGCTCGACAACGGAACAACAGGGCCGACAATGTGGGAACATCTCACCTTTACAGCAAAGGCAGCGTGGAAAGTCGATCAAGTGCTTTCGAGCATCGGACGTGCAGTAATCCCAGGCGAAGACGTTAACGTCGAAGCGGAAGACTTGATCGGCGAAAAGGGTGTCTGCGTCATAGGAGTTGAAGCAGGGCAGACAAACCCAGAGCACCAATTCAACTGCGTCGAGCGCTGGCTCTTCGGAGACGAGAAAGCAAAATGGCTTGGCAACAGGCGCAAGCCAGCGGCCAAGCAGGACAAACATATCGTTGCTAAAAGCAACGGCTATGTTGCACAACCCGACGAAACCGACGACATTCCGTTTTAAGAAATGAACGGATCTCTCTCACTCCGGCTTGTTATCTGTATGAACGAATGTCCGATTGGCTTACGTCTCGAAAGGGGCGATCCATTGCCATTATACCAGCATACATACGACGACACGCCGGAGGGGAGAGCATTGGCAGAAACCCACCTAGAAAGAATCGAAGACTATGTTCGACGGCATAACAAAAGTAGTAAGCCTAGTAAGACGAGTTAAAGAACAGATGGCTGATCTTGAAGCTCTAGCAAACCAATTAAACAACCGCATTGAATACTTAAATAACGAAAACGATGAACTCCGAAAAGATAACCAACGACTCCGACAATTCCTGTCAGGTCAAGATGAATAATTATTTAAGATTCTTAGAGGGCAAACGTCACTCGATTGGTGAATTTGGGTTCGATGCAAATTACATACCAGACATTGCATTTGATTTTCAAAAACATATAATTGAGAGGGCAGTAAAAAAAGGCCGTATAGCTATCTTTGCAGACACAGGACTTGGTAAGACATTAATTCAGCTATCAATCGCAAAAAATATAATAAATAATACAAATAAAAATGTATTGATTTTAACCCCACTTGCTGTTGCGTTTCAATTTATAATCGAGGCGCAAAAGCTAGGAATTGATGATATTGAATACTCGAAGGATGGGAAATATACTAAAAAAATAGTGATATGCAATTATGAAAGATTGCATTATTTCGATTCAAATGACTTCGTCGCGGTAATTCTTGACGAAAGCAGTATCCTTAAAAACTTTGACGGAAAAATAAAAGGTCAAGTAACTTCTTTTATTAAGAAGATTCCATATCGTTTCTTATCAACAGCAACACCGAGTCCGAATGATTTTATAGAGCTAGGAACTAGTTCTGAGGCATTAGGGTATTTGGGTTATATGGATATGCTTGGAAAGTTCTTTAAGAATAATCAAAACTCAGTCGATTCAACAAATAGAAATATCGGGGAAAAATTCTACCTAAAACCTCACGCTGAAAAGGATTTCTTTGCGTGGGTAAATCAGTGGAGCATTATGGTAAAAATGCCTAGTGATATTGGTTTCTCGAATGATAGGTATAAGTTACCCGAATTGATTGTTAATAAACACGTCATAAAAAATCAGTCCATGATTGACACATCAGGTCAAGTTCAAATATTTACGCCAATAGCAAAATCATTTGCCGAGGTTAGATATGAACAAAAACAGACTGAAGAGATCAGGTGCAAGAAGGCAGTTGAATTAGCGGAAGGAAATACATCGGTTTACTGGTGTAATACCAACAATGAAAGCTCGCTTTTAAAGTCTATGGATCGAGACGCAGTTGAGATAATAGGAAGCCAGTCAATGGAGCGGAAAGAGGAAATACTTTTATCTTTTTCTCGCGGCGAAATAAAGCGGATAATAACTAAAGCAAAGATGACTAGCTTTGGATTAAATTGGCAGCATTGCAATCATTCTGTATTTTTCCCTACCTACAGCTATGAGCAATACTATCAGGCCGTAAGACGGTTTTGGAGATTCGGTCAAACAAAAGACGTAACAATAGATGTGGTGGTATCAGATGGACAAACAAGAGTCTTAGAGGCTCTTCAACAGAAAACAGATAAAGCTATTGAGCTTTATAAAAACCTAACAGAAAACGTAAACAGTCAGTTCACAATAACTCAAAGGGAGTTTGATAAAAAAGTAATTAAACCTAAATTCTAAATATATTATGATTAAAGACCAAGAAATAAAAGAAAACTACGCAATCTATAACGGAGATTGCATGGATGTATTACCTCAATTAGATTCTGAAAGCGTTGATCTATCGGTTTACAGTCCGCCTTTTGCCGGACTCTACAACTATTCAAGCTCAGAGAGAGACTTTTCAAATTGCGAAAACAAAGAGCAATTTTTAGATCAGTATGACTTTTTGATCGCTGAAATGTCAAGAGTAACAAAGCCAGGAAGAATAAATGCAGTTCATGTTACGGATGTTTTTGATAATACTTGCAGGCTTTGGGATTTTCCGCACGAAGTAATTAAACTTCATATTAAGCATGGATTTGAGTATCGAAACAGGATAACAATATGGAAAGAGCCATTAAAGGTTCGGATGCGGACAATGGTTCAGTCATTGATGCACAAGTTCATTGTAGAGGACAGCACAAAATGTTTTACAGCTATGCCTGATTATGTTCTTGTTTTTACAAAAAAAGGAGAAAATGAAGTTCCAGTTACGCATCCATACGGAATAAACCATTATGCCGGTGAAATACCTATTTTGCCAAACATTCTAAGGGCATGGAATAATGCTAACAAGGCAGAATTGAATGCAGAACAGCTCTGGGAGCACTTGAATAATGTTAACAAGGAGGACGAAATAACTAAATTGAATCATTATATTTGGCAGAGATATGCTTCGAGTGTATGGGATGACGTTCGCGGAGATAATATACTGCCATTCAGAGACTCAAAAGAGGAGGATGATGAAAAACACGTTCACCCGCTTCAACTTGATGTTATAGATCGGCTTGTTGAATTATATTCAAACCCTAATGAGGTTATTCTTACTCCATTTATGGGAGTTGGAAGCGAGGTTTTTAGCCCAGTATCAATGGGAAGAAAGGCAATAGGAATTGAGTTAAAGGACAGCTATTTTAAACAAGCAAAACTTAACTTAGCTGAAGCCAGTAAACGATTTAATGTAAAATCAAAACAAGGATTGCTTATATGAATGACCAAATGCAACATTGGAAAGGGTATCCGCTCCGGTGCTGGCCCAATCACCAAGACGATTGCTACAGATGGGATTGGGAGATTCTAATCGACGGCACTTGGCTTGAGGTCGTTACTCAGTCCACGAGATGGATGGAGGACGAGGCCGAGGAGGTGCTGGAAAGGCATTTACGGAAGAAATCAAATGATCCTATCACCTGACTTCCCTGACCATTACAAGACAAAAATCCTGTTACGCCTAGCCGGACACGCAGGCGTCTTCAGTCTTCTAAAGTTGTGGTCGCAATGCCAATTCAGAAAATGCGAACGGATCGAAAAGCCAGCAGCTATCGTCGCAGCGATAGCAGACTGGGAAGGCGACCCAATGCAACTCGAAAACGCGTTGGTAGAAAGCGGCTACGCAAGGCGCGAAGGAGACGCGCTTGTCCTGCATCAATGGCAAGACCAGAACAAGCGTTTATTCTCGAATTACAAAAATGGGAAGAAAGGCGGAAGGCCGAAAAGTGACACGCCAAAGCCTGTAAAAAAGCCAGCCGGTATGCGTCTGTAAATAACCCAAATGAAACCCAACGCAAACCCAAATGAAACCCAACCGTAACCTAACAATAACCAATGGTGGTCTAGATAGATAGAATATCTATCTATTATCATAGATAGATAGGCTTCGCCTCTCTCGCTTAAGGCGAGAGGCGAGCCAAGGAGAAAAACAAAATGGCAATTTTAAAAAGAGAAGAAACAACAAGCACAAGATCGGCAGTTCCGACAGCACCGAGCGCGGAGAAAGCAGCGATCTCGATCCTGCTCCAAAACTACGAAGTGCTCGACGCTGCGAAGTGGGACGCGGATCTGTTCTTCGAGCACGCCAACCGAGCTTTGCTCTCAGCGGCCAAGGAGTGCCACAACGAAGGGTTCAAGTCGGACATCTTCCGACTCCAGGCGGTGCTCGAAGAAAAGGGGATGATCTTCGACGTGGGCGGATACCACGGCGTCACCGAAGCATTCACGGCCTACCCCACGGGGGACGCTGTCGCCGCATTGGACTTCCGAAAGGACTTACTCAAGGCCCGCCGGTATCGAAAGGCGATGGCGAAGCTGGCAGAGAGCAGGGACGACATCCGAGAGATGCGGGCCGACTTGAACGGTATCGCTCAACACCTGGCGGACGCGGATGAGGAACAAACGGACGCCGTTTCGCTCAAGAAACAATGCACAGACTTACTCAACGAGCTTGAAAAAAACACCCCCCCCCCTAGAATGAAGACTGGGGTAGAAAAATTAGATGAATTACTGAACGGAGGCTTTGAGCGTGGAACGCTTGCTGTGTTCGCTTCGGAGACTTCGGGCGGCAAGTCTATTGCTTTACTTCAAACTGCCCTGCACGGGGCTTTAAACGCCAAGAATGGCGTTATATTCAGCCTAGAGATGAGCGCAACTCAGGTTATCGGACGTCTAGTCGCCGCGCACAGCGGGTGGCGTTGCGTGTCGGCCTACGAGAAACCGAGCCAGCCGCACGTCAACGGAATGAAACTGGGCATCGCTGATATCTCGGCCTTGCCTATCACAATTCACGACCAAGTATCGGACATTGATACTATCGAGAGTATTTGCAGGCAACTCAAGCGCACAGGGCTTGATTGGGTGGTGGTCGATTACATCCAGCTATGCTCGCCGTCCGCCGATAGCAAAAGCGAGACACGCGAGCAACAAGTGAGCGAAGTCGTCCGCCGTCTCAAGCTGATGGCGTTGCATTTAAATGTTTGCGTCCTGACCGCTTCCCAACTAAACGACAAGGGCGAGCTTCGCGAGTCGCGGGGCATCGGTCATCACGCCGATTATGTCTTGCATATCGATCATGCGAACCATCCAGACATCGAGATCAAACTTATGAAAAACCGAAACGGAGAACGTCACGTCTCCGCTCCGGTGCTAATGCAAGGCGGCATAAGTCGCTTTGTCGATAGGGTGACGAAATGAACATGGAACCGTCCATAATTGTTAGCCAAATACCAAGCAAGGAAGCTGAACCGTGGATACTTGTTAGGCATTACGCAAAAAGAAAGTGTCCTATTTCTTATGCTTTTGGCGCATTCAGAAATAATGAACTCATTGGAATCGTTACATTCGGAACTCCAGCAAGCTCGACACTCAGAAAAGGAATAGCTGGGAATGAATGGATGGAATCAGTTTTAGAATTAAATCGGCTTTGCTGTTTAAGTGGAAAAAATACAGCAAGCATATTAGTCGGAAGAGCACTTAGGCTTTTACCAAAACCCTCCATAATTGTTAGCTATGCCGACACAGCCCAAGGGCATATTGGATATGTCTATCAAGCTACAAATTTTATCTATACAGGATTAAGTGCAAAAAGGACGGACTGGAAAATAAAAGGAAAAGAGCACTTGCACGGAGCAACGATTGCAGATGAAAGCCGTGGACAAATAGATCGTGCAAAATGGATGAGAGAAAAATATGGTGATGACTTTTATTTGGAACAAAGATCAAGAAAACATAGGTATATTTATCTATGCGGGAACTTAAGAGAACGTTTAAAAATGCGTTCTTCTTTGATGTATTGCGAGCAACCATATCCGAAGGGAGAGACTCGCAGGTATGACGCATCCGGAGAAATTCAAACACAATCAACTTTATTTTGACCAACTAACAACTTTTGCAGGCGAAGATACGTGGATGTTTGGACGCCTGCAAATACGCCACTGTTTTTCTTGGTGGGAGCGGCATATCGCGCCCTTTATTCAGAGCCAAAAAACGAGATTTAATTTGCAATACAAAAAAGATATGCGAACAAAGAGACTCGATGCACGACCTCACGCGAGACGCAGCCGAATACGACGAAGCAAGCTACACGCCAGACTTTTATTCGTTCGACGATCCGACTTCCGGTCACGCATTCCGCATGACAGCATACCGCGAAGCATCGGAGAAACTCCTGGTTGTCTTAAACAAAACGATATCGTTCTTGGCAGAACACGGCTACAGCCGGAGCAAGACTTTGTGGGGCGTGGCCTTTGCCTTAGGTCATCCGCTAACCGCAGGGATGTCCATGCTAGAAGCAGGACGAGAACTAGGCTGCACCAAGCAGGCGATCAGCAAGATCGCAATGGATTTCTTGGACACGACAGGACTACCGCCTAGCACATCTTTGAAAAGCGAGGAAGCACGCAACACCTACCGAAAAACAAACACCAACAAATATGGACACAAACGAAATAACATCGATAACACTCCCAGCCATTGAGGCAGAGATACGCTCCGCATACGCGGAAGCCAATGCCCTAGCAGTAACGGCCAAGGGCAACGCACGCGCAGCCGTACTGCGCATGGCAGATTGTGGGCAGATGCTCATGGTCGCCAAAGATCACGTCCGAGGCAACCGCAACGAGTGGCTCGCATCGCTCGGTATCGATCTGGACAAGGCCGCTAAGGCAATACATCTTGCACGCAACCGCGATCAGCTGGAGCTTGAGTTATGGCCGGCAGACATGGCCAAACTCGGCGCACAGATGCTCGGCATTCTTCCGCCTCCAGGGTCATCGGGTCGCGAAGAGAACGACCCAGAACGCACCACGGGCGCAAGCACGCATTGGCTGACGTATGCGGGCAAGTTGCAACGCTCGTTCGCCGACTTGTTCACGCGCAAGCCGGTTGAGCAATGGCGTGCGGATGAGCGGGAATCATTAAGGATTGCAATTAAGCCCATCGCAGAGCTTTACGCCAAGTTAAATGATTGAGAATGTTATGAAAAACTTAGGAGACTCCTATAACTAGCTCTCCCATGGGGGTTAACATACT